ATCCCAAGGGGCAGATGTGGATACTCCCGCGACGTGCATGGACATGGTCAAGAGCAAAACTCAGAACTGGGTCGACTTTGCGACTATCTGGGAACCGGTTATCGCCGACAAGACCGCCTTTGCCGTCTGGACGAACGCACAGAATCAGCGCTACGCCTATTTCTGCTGGGACTCGGACGCCCAAGCGATTGTCAACGGCTCAACTACAAACTTCGGCTATCTCGCCAAGACTGCCGCTTATGATGGCGTTGTACCGCTCTACAACACTGCGGCGCTCGCGGCATTCGCGCTCGGGTGTGTGGCCTCCATTGACTTCAGCCGCACGAATGGGCGCATCACTGCGGCATTCAAGTCTCAATCAGGATTCCCGGCGACCGTGACGGACCAACAAATCGCGGCGAACTTGCTGGCGAACGGGTACAGCTTTTATGGCATTTACGCGACGGCCAACGATCAATTCCAGTTCCTCTATAACGGCCAGATGACCGGAAAATGGAAATGGATCGATACGTTTGTTGATCAGGTGTATCTCAATTCACAATTTCAACTCGCGTTGCTCTCGCTGCTCACGGCGGTTAAGTCGATCCCCTACAACGAGTCTGGCTACTCATTGATTCGCGCGGCGATGATCGACCCGATTGCTGCGGCACTCAATTTTGGTGGCATCCGGGCGGGCGTTACGCTCTCGAATTCCCAGAAGGCCCAGGTCAACCAAGCGGCGGGGCAGGACGTGTCCACGATCATTCAGCAACAAGGTTGGTTTCTTCAAATCTTGGACCCTGGCGCGCAAGTTCGTGGCAATCGTGGAACCCCAATTATTTCGGTTTGGTATTCTGACGGTGGTGCAATACAAAAGATCACCGTCGCCAGCATCGATATTTTGTGACCATGAAAACGTGCACTCGCTGCAAGGTGAGAAAACTTCTCAGTGATTTCTATGCCCGCAAGTCAGCAAAGGACGGGCGCGAGTCGCATTGTAGTGCGTGCGCGAGACTGAAAGTCAAACGGTACAGGACAGAACATCCTGATGGCGTTCGGGCGTATAAAATTGCCAATAAAGAGCATTCAGCAATAGTTGATAAAGCCTATCGAGAAGCACATAAAAGTGAAATTAAAGTGCGAGTTTCCAAGTGGGCAAAGGATAATCCTGAAAGAGTCGTTGCTACCGTGCGGAAATGGCAGTTGGCAAATCCGGAAAAGCACTCCAAGATGCAAAAGGCGTATTACGCCGAGCATCGCGAAAAAGTCGCACGGGTTAACAAAGAATACCGGCTGAAAAACAGAGAATCTTTGAACGCAGCGTGCCGAGCGAACGCAGCCGCGAATCGGGAAGACCGTAAAAAAGCGTCACGTGAATGGGCGCGAGCAAATCCTCATTTGGTTTGTCAGCAAGCAGCCAAACGTCGCGCTGTTTCTCGTCGCGCCACTCCAAAATGGGCTAATCGCTTTTTCATACAGGAAGCGTATCATTTGGCTGCGTTGCGAACGAAAGTGACGGGGATAGATTGGCATGTCGACCACATCGTACCGTTAAATTCTTCGCTGGTGTGTGGCCTACATTGCGAAGCAAATTTGGCCGTGATTCTAGCAGGGCACAACTTATCGAAGTCAAACCGCTATTGGCCGGACATGCCGATATAACTTGGAGCAATAATCATGGCTGATAACACGACCATTACAAGTGCCAACTCGGTATTCACTATCGTTGCTGGCACGCTCTTCCCCGCCCCGGTGCAGCTTTCTGGCTACGCGTCCGACAAGGCTTTTGCTACCGACGCGCTCGAAATTGGCGAGGTCAACATGGGCGTCGACGGGCGCATGACCGCCGGCTACGTGGCGAACCCGGTCAAGCAGACAATCAGCTTGCAGGCCGACAGCCCTAGCCGTTTCATTTTTGCGGCGATCCTGCAAGCTCAGAAGACCGCCCGCGAGATTTTCTACTTGTCCGGGTCTATCAGCCTGCCCAGTACCGGGGAAGCCTTCACGCTCACGCGCGGTATCCTGACGAGCGGCAAGCAAATCCCCGATGCGCAGAAGGTCTTGCAGGCCGTCGATTACGTCGTGACGTGGGAATCGGTCAACGCCTCAGTGATCTAACCAGTTAAAGCCGCTCGCAGCCGGTCCCCTTTCCCGGTTTCGCTGCCCTCTCCCAGCTTATGCGAGCGGCCCCTTTTCGGAGAGAATCACAGGAGAGTGATGCGATGGCAAGAAATACCGCAAACATAACGATTACGGACGATACCCGCGACAAGGGTAAAGTCTACGTGTTGACAGAAATGCCGAGCGCCAAAAGCGAATCGTGGGCCGCACGGGCAATCATGGCGATGATCAAATCCGGCATTCAGTTACCCCCAGGCTTTGACCGTCTCGGCATGGCCGGGATGGCTGAGGTCGGATTGCAAGGGCTGTCGGGCCTCAAGTGGGAAGACGCCGAACCGCTGCTGAAAGAAATGCTCGACTGCGTGCAGATCATGCCCGACCCGACGAAGCCTCACATCGTACGCGCGCTGATGGTCGATGAAGACATCGAAGAGTTGTCCACGCGCATCAAGTTGCGTGCTGAAGTGTGGAAGCTTCACGTGGGTTTTTTGAAGGCCGTCGCCCCCTCAATCTCCGCGCAATTGGCAACGGCCCAACAAAAGCCCTCGCGGACTATCAAAACGTCCCGCACGTAATCGGTACGCTACTCGCCAAGCGCCTGTGCACGCTGCATGAACTTGATACCGTCTATGGCTGTGAAGACGCGTACAATATGTTGGAAGTTGCGATGGTTGATGATTACAACGCTGCATTGATGAATCAGGAATAGACGCCATGACGCTTGACGAACTGAGTATACAGATGGACATTCACTTTGCTTGGTGGAGCAAACCATTTGTTATCGGCGTCGTAGTTTTTTGTCTGCCGTTACTTCTGTTCAAAAAGACCATACCTGACTGCGTTATCAATTGGGCGTCCGATGTTGTCGTGAAATACGGCGCGACCCTTCGCTTAAAGTAGATCATGCCCACAATTATTGACGCTCTGGTTGTTTCGCTTGGGTTTGAGTCGTCAGGACTCGACAAGGGGGCGACCAACGCCCGAAAAAAGATCAAGGAAACGGGCGACGAAGCTGATAAGACCGGCAAGAAACTCAAAGGCGCGGGCAAGGACGGTGCGGAGGGCTTCAATAACTTGGCCGCGAGCGCTACAAAGTTCCTGGCTGTTCTCGGTGGTGCGGCGGCGCTTGAACGCTTTATTGTCAACACTATCGAAGCCACAACTCAAGTCGCCCGGTTCTCACGCAATCTCGGTGAGTCCGCGAGCAACGTCAACGCTTGGAGCAACGCGGCGGAGCTGGCCGGAGGCACGGCGGCGGGCCTTCAAGGGACGTTCGATAAGTTGAGCATGGCCCAAACTGAGCTTGAGATAACCGGCAACAACTCACTTATCCCCTACCTGTCAAGTCTTGGGGTGGCGTTCGGTGCCGGCGTGACGCCCGCGCAGCAATTGCTTGAACTGTCCGACCGCTTCAGCCGCATGGATCGTACCAAGGCGAACAACGTGGGTCGGATGATGGGTATCGATCAAGGGACCATGAATCTACTGCTTAAGGGTCGGCCCGAAGTCGAATTGATGATCAAGCGACAGAAAGAACTGAACGACCTCAACAAGAAACAGACGGAAGTTTCTGAGCGCTTGAGCAAAGCATTTACCGAAAGCAAGCAGAGTTTCGCGGCGTTCGGGCGGGAACTTATGACCGCTGTTGCCCCGGCTATCGAATGGGTGTTCAAGGCGTTGACTTCTGTTGGGGATTGGATACGCGAGAATCAAGAATTCGTGGGCATAACGCTAAAAGCCATTGCTTTCGGTCTTGGGATACTCGGCGCGGCGTTGCTACCGATCAATCTCCCGATTGCTGGACTGGTCGCGCTCGGTGCGGCTATCGGTTTGCTCTATCAGGATTATCTCGTCTGGAAACGCGGCGGGGATAGTTTCTTTGGTGACGATTGGAAAAAAATTGAAGAAGGCGTGAAGATTGCCAAGGTAGCGCTCAAAGGACTTGGTGAACTTCTCGGCAATCAGTTTTATCGCGCAATAGCATTTGTCGACATGGCTATCAAAATTGGGCAAGGCGACTGGGAAGGGGCAAAATTTGCAGGCGGTGAATTTCTTGCGGGCAATATGGGCCTCGGCAGCACTCGGGGTACTGATACGACTGCACAGCGTACCAGTTCGGGAAAAATTGGCGTCGTCGGTCAAACCGGTTCGTCGGGAGATTCGCGCCAAGCGTTCATTTCTGCCGCTGCGTCTGAACTTGGCGTAGACCCTTCGATTATCGACGCTCAACTCAGGCTTGAGACCGGCGCGACGGGGCGTTCGGCAATTGGTGCTTATAACTACGGCAACATAAAAACTGGAAGCTCTTGGACTGGTGATTCTAAGTCTCGATCTGTCGGCGAGTACGACGCAAACGGCAATTTGAAACAAGAGAATGCCGCGTTCCGTTCCTACGGCGATCCTGCAAGTGCTGGCAAAGATTACGCAGCTCTGCTCAAGCGCCGCTATCCAGGGGCAGCCGGCGCGACCTCGGCGCAAGAATTTGCGGAAAGTTTGCAGCGTGGCGGATATGCCACAGACCCGAACTATGCTACAAAAATGGTGAAGGTATTTGGCGGCATCCCTGGCGCGTCAGGCGCGGCGCAAGGTGTGGGCGCGCCCAACGTTGCCCGCGCGGCGCAAACGATCAACCAAGGCGCGGGAAACCGGTCTGTGACGACGACTATTTCAGAGCAGAACATCTATACCCAGGCGACGGACGCAAACGGCATCGCCCGCGACATGAGCGGCGCGATTGACAATCTGCAAACGGCGCAATTTGCGAGCGGATTACGATAATGCCCAGAATCCCTTTTCCCAATGTCCCAAAGTCTGCCGGCGTTCCGGCGATTCCCCGTTCGGCGGGCATTCCGACCGTCGCGCGCGCGGTACTGGGCGTCGTTCAGGGCGCACTATGGCGGGCGCTGCAAGTCGACACGCGCTGGGGGATTTTCGATTCTAATGGCAACTCAATTTTTGGCAGCGCTACGGGCGGTATCATCGCCTCGCTACTATCCGCGCTTGGTGCAGGCTCGACAACGTCAGTAAGCGCTGTCGAATACTCGAAGGAAGTGCGCTCGTCTGACTTCCCGGTAGAAAAAGGGTCTTTTGCCAACTACAACAAGGTAGAAGCCCCCGCCACGCCCTCGGTAACTATGGCAATGGATGGCAACGAGGGCGACCGGAAAAAGTTCTTGGAAGCGATTGACAAGGCGTGCAAGTCGACAGACCTCTACAGTGTGGTTACTCCCGAGGCGACTTACAAAGAATACTCGCTCGAAAGGTATTCCTACCAACGGCGCAGCCAGCACGGTTTGACATTGTTGATTGTTGAGATTGCGCTCAAGGAAGTGCGGCAAGTTTCCGCCCAGTACGCGAAGACCGAAAAGCCGAAAGAACCCGCCGCCGCCCCACCCGTTGAACAAGGCAAGGTACAACCGCAAGCGCCAGAGCAATCGACGCTGAAGGCCACAGCGAACAAGATCAATACTCCGTCCCCCAACGATGCAACGGCTACCCGCGCCAGCCGTTTTGAACCGATGCCATTCTGACTATGCAACAGATACCCTTGACCGCTGTGCCCTCGCAATCTCTCAGCATCGTATTGGCTGGGCAGAACTGCACAATCAACGTCTATCAAAAGTCAGAGGGAGTATTTTTTGACTTATCACTTGACGCAACCCGCGTTGTCGTCACAGTCCTGGCAAATGACGCGGGGTTCCTCGTCTGCCGACAGTACGAAGGCTTCAAAGGGAATCTGTGTTTCGTGGATACCCAAGGCAACAACGATCCGGATTATACCGGCCTTGGGACGCGCTATGTTCTGGTCTATCTGACAGAGGCGGAATATGGCCTCATTCAGTAGCAAAAAGCAACTTAAGTTCGTCATTACGCTCGGAACGGGCGACTTTGACAGCAAGGGTGACAACCAGATCACACTGCAAGGATTCCGGGCCTCGGCAGATATAAGCCTTGCAGGCGGCTATCAGATGGGCGAGTTGCGGGCCAAGATTTACGGCGTTAAGTTGTCCGACATGAACGCGATCACCACATTCACAAATAAAGTCGACGCGATCAACAAGACAACCATCATCGTTTATGCAATAGACGGGCTTGTCGAAAGTGTTGTGTACGGCGGCAACATCCTAAATGCGTTCGCCAACTTTCAAGGCATGCCCGACG